CCATCTTTCCCTCACTGAAGGGGAAAACAATGGATGAGAGGGTCTGGTCAGAGATGACCAGTGTCCCTCTTTGGTACAACCCGGTTTCACCGAACCGGACTGTCCCTGATGCCCTCCTCCCTTACTCAGAGGGGAGGCATTTCTTGTCGACAAAACAAGTGCCTTCGGCACTCATTTTGGCGAAAGCTGGTTCCCAGACCGTGTCTAGGAACCAGAACCATCTAATCAAGCGTGGATTCACGATTGAGAAGACTGATTGGGATGAGAGTGGATTATGCACCCTGATCTCAAGGCAGGATACGGAGGGACCAGTCCCTTCGTATTCAGCATCGCTAAGCTCGATTTTACGCGAGTCTAACGATAGTATGAGCATGGTTTCCGAGAACCCAGAGCTCATAACAGAGGAGTACGAACATTCAGGTTCGGAATCCTCGGATGTTGAGGCTGTCCTCGAGAGGGCAGAATCAACACTGGTGCGACGGAGAAAGAAGCTTTCCCATCGCATACATTACGAAGACCCATGGAAAATCCATGCGGCCCTCGCACTGGCAAGTCTCAACGAGGTAGAACCTCCTGAGATTGTCGTCTGGTCCGGCGACGGAATTCGTCTGCAGGATCCACTCCCACCAAGGCTTTTAGGGCCAAAGTGGGATGGGTCTTCGAAAAACAAAATACGGTTTTCGAAGATCGGGAATAGTGAAGTGAAGCAACACATCATCTATTCACACACTCACTGGGGTCGAAGACTTACCAGAGAGTGCGCCGACCCAGAATCCAAAATCGGATACTGGGCACGTACCCTGCGGAACCGAATTAATCGGTTCTTGGCAGGTAAATCCGATCCCATCTGGACTGCAGATGAGAAACGGATTCTCTCCCATGGTGGCGAATACACTATTCGCGACCGGGGATCACGATCTCTAAGACTCATCGAGTTCTTGAAGACCGTAGACGGGATATTTGCACAAAGATATTTGGCAAATCCCGCGGAGGTGTGGACATGGGATCGATTCGATCTGTTCACACTCGGAAACATCTCACTATTAATAGGAGATGAATTCCTCGATGGAGAACTGCCCCTAGAGGCAGTCAACATCCGTACCTCCTACTCCACACTTAAGTGGACTAGGAAGTGGTTTAAGCAACAATCTCATAGAGATGCGCTTAAACATGAGACCAGGCCCCCGTCCGAGGGACAGGAATGGTCTCGGCTCCTCTGGAGGACCTGGAAGGTCCTAGAGGGAGCCACGGGACACGAACGCCTATTGATAATAGGCGTCTTGTCTCAAACCAGAGGGTGTGGAACTCCACCCCCACTGGTTGTACTCCAATCGAAGCGGAAATTTATTCAAACCGTCTCGTCGGAGCCTCTCGTAGAGTCTAGCACATCTAGATCTTTACGGAGAATGGCAATTGAGGAGGTTATCAGTAACCTCCCCATAGCCGCCGTCACAGGACTCTCGACAAAGTCAAGGGTCACTGTGACGTCCTCTGCCTGCTGGGAAAAGACCCGGCGGGAAGGAGGGACAACCGAACAGATTAAACAAATGATCTGTTCGGTTGATCCAATGTCTCAAATACCCATAAGGGATTTGGACAATGGGCGTGTCATCGCTTGGAAATTCCAAGATGACTTTGACACGGTTGGGGAACTTATATTCTGGGTCAGTCTTGACCGAGTTCTCCACACACCACCGGTAGAATTGCAAAAAGCATTCCTGACTGTGGTGAAGGAACCTGGTAAAGCAAGAAGCGTTACCAAGGCCCGAGCTTGTCTAAAGATCGTACTCGATCTTGTAAGCAAGATCTGTTCTGAGCCCTTAGCCAAAGGGATCAGAAGCAGCCAATCTGGAATGAGTGCATCAAACCACGGTTGGAACTTTTTCAACTCGTTCTCGAACGAGATCGAAAAAGAAGACGTCTTCGCCCTACTTAATAGGGAGGAGACGACGTTCGAAGGCTACGTCGAAAGGACGGATACCTTCGAAGATCTCTTTGTGTCTTCTACAGACTACAAAGAGGCAACCGATCTCCTCCAACACACGGTTGGAAGGGATTTGGGTGTGCCCTGGATGACCAAATGTGGTATTCCAGCGCTACTACAGGGTATCGTAGTAAGGACTTGCTACGAACCCCGGGAGATCTACTTCAAGGCCACCGGCCTTCTAGCAGATCTCGGGAGACCCACGGATGAAAAAGACATTCGTGTGGTAACCCTTCGACAAGGGGTCCTCATGGGGGACCCCTTGACGAAACCGGTGCTACATTTAACAAATGTATGCACACGGTTGCTGCAGAAGAGGCTCTTAGAGCCCTCCTTCTACGCCCGCCTGGAAAATTTCAACGAAATAGACCAGGCTCTCTCGGACTTCAGAGTTAAATTGAACTGAAGTTACGAGATCTATCCGGACTGCGCATTTGAGATCGCAGTGTCGGGTAACGTATAGCCCCTAACTGGGGAGCATTTACG